TCGTGTCCTTCAGGTCGGGGACGATCCACAGCGAGAGGGCCTACGTCGACGCTGAGCACGTGCTCATCGGCGATCCCGGCTCCACCGTCTACGTCAGGCTTCCGGCTCGGCTGCTCGATCTCGTTTCCAAGGACCTCACCGTTGCGATTGCGCGGGTGGATCCCGAATGACGTCACAGGCCACTAGGCGCGCAGCCGCGGCGGAGCGCTCGACCACGGGCGGCGTGCGGCTGCCCGGCTCCGTCGAGTACTGGGCGATCGACCGCCTGAAGCCCAACCCGAACGACCCGCGGATCCACACCCCGCAGCAGATCAACCGGATCGCGGCGAGCATCCTCGAGTTCGGCTTCACGGTCCCCGTGCTCGCCGACGACAGGGGCGGCGTGATCGCCGGCCGCGGGCGCCTCGCGGCCGCGCGCAAGCTCGGCATGGAGCGCGTGCCCGTGCTCCGCGTCTCGCACCTGAGCGAGACCCAGCGCCGCGCGTACCGCCTCGCGGACAACAAGCTCGCGCTCGAGGCGGAGTGGGATCCCGCCCTGCTCGCCAAGGAGCTGCGCGGGCTCGAGAGCGAGGCCTTCGACCTCGGTGCCGCCGGCTTCAGCGTCCAGGAGCTCGAGGCCCTCGAGGACTCGGCGCGCAAGCTCCTCGCCGGCGCGCCGAAGCCGGCGGCCGCGCCGCGGGCCCGTGCCGGGCGCATCCTCCAGATGCTCGAGTTCGACACGGAGGAGCAGCGCGACCGCTGGATCGAGTTCGTGGCCTGGGTGCGCGCGCGCACACCCGGCGCCAGCGCCGGCGCCGCGCTCGTCGCGCACGCCCGCGCCGCGATGAAGCCCGGCGGATGACCGTGTGGCTCGCCCGCGCAAGGAAGTGCACTGGGTCTTCCCGGTCGAGTACGCGGAGCACCGCGGCATCTCGCGCCAGGCGGTCTACAAGGCGATCGCCGAGGGCCGCATCGAGCTCGTGCAGGGCCGGATCAACCGCGAGCTGGCGGACCGTGAGTGGCAGTCGAATACTGCGCCGGCTGAAGGATCTCGTGGGGCTACTGCGCGCCCGGAGAATCCAGCCCCCGGAGTTCCTGTGGGCTGTGAAACGAATAGTCCGGCACTCACCTACAATCAGGCGCGCACGGCATGGCAGCTCTACCGGGCCCGGCTTGCGCAGCTCGAGTACGAGGAGCGCGCGGGCCGCCTGGTCGATGCCGACAAGGTGAAGCAGGCCGCCTTCGAGCACGCGCGGCGCCTGCAGGAGAAGCTCCTCGCGCTCCCCGCGCGCCTCGGGCCCACGCTCGTCGGCAAGTCCCGCGCGGAGTGCACGCGCCTGCTCGAAGTCGCGCTCCGGCAGGTCCTCGAGCAGGCCTCCGGGACCGCAGCCTCGTCGCCGGCGGCGGCGAAGGCCTCGTGATCTACGTCGACGAGCTGCGTGCGTGCGATGCCCCCTGGCCGGGGGGTGTCGCGTGCCACATGGTCTCCGACACGAGCCAGGAGGAGCTGCTCTCGTTCGCGGCCGCGCTCGGCCTCAAGCGCGACTGGTTCCAGCCTCGTAGCGCGCCGCACTTCGACCTCTCGCCGGCGTACCGGGCCCGCGCGCTCGAACGCGGCGCGATCGCCGTGGACTGGCGCGGCATGGTCCGCGCGGTCTGGCGGCTGCGACGTCGAGGTGACACCAAACCGGCGTCACCGCCCGCCCAGCTCGGCCTCGGCCTGTGACCGCGCTCGACGTCGCCCACCTCTACGCCGAGGCCTTCGGCGCCGGACTCCGCCCGGATCCCGAGATCACCGTCGACGCCTGGGCGGACGAGCACCGCTACCTCTCGCCCGGCGAGGCGAACGAGCACGGGAAATACGAAACCCGGCGCGTGCCCTTCCTCCGCGAGCCCATGCGCATGCTCTCCGCGCACGAGCCCAACGAGAGCGTCACGATCATGAAGTCCGCCCAGATCGGCGTCACGCAGGTCGCCGTGAACTGGGTCGGCTACATCATCCAGCACGCGCCGGCGCCGACGCTCTTCTACCTGCCCACGCGCGAGGTCGCGCAGCAGATCAGCCAGACCCGCATCGACCCGATGTTCGACGCCACCCTGTCGCTCCGTGACCGCGTCTCCCCGAACCGGTCCCGGGACAAGCGGAATACCACGTTTCGAAAGGCGTTCCTCGGCGGCGAGCTGCTGCTGCGCGGCGCGAATTCCGCGGCCGCGTTCCGCAACATCTCCGCGCGGAACGTGATCCTCGACGACCTCGACGGCTGGCCGGGAGAGGTGGGAACCGAGGGAGACCCGGTCGAGCTGATCCAGAAACGCGCGATCACCTTCCCGAACCGCAAGTTCCTGTACGTCTCCACGCCCACCAATCGCGGAATCTCGAAGATCGAGCGCCTCTACAACGATGGCGATCAACGGCGGTTCTACATCCCGTGCACCCACTGCGGTCACCCGGACTACCTGACATGGCAGGGGTACCGGGACCACGTCGTGAAGAAGGACCCCGGCCACCATCGCATCGAGTGGAAGGGCGACGATTACGCGACCGCGGCGATGGTCTGCGGCGAGTGCGGCAAGCGCTCCCCGGAGGAGGCGAAGACGGAGATGTTTATCGCCGGCGAGTGGCGGCCGCTCGCGCCCGGGCCCGGTCGTCAGCCCAGCTTCCACATCTCCGGGCTCTACAGCCCTCACGGCTGGGCGTCGTGGGCGGCCCAGGCGGCCAAGTTCTCGAAGACGAAGGGAAATCCGCTCCAGCTCAAGGCGTTCGTGAATCTCGACCTTGCCGAGACCTACGAGCAGCGCGGTCTCGGCGCCGAGGCGGACACCGTGCTCCATCGCCTCGAGGTGTACGGGGCCCAGGTGCCGGACGGCGTCGGCATCCTGGTCGCCGCGATCGACGTCCAGGGAGACCGCCTGGAGATCCTCGTGATCGGCTTCGGGGCGGGGCTCGAGAGCTGGGTCATCCACTGGGAAGCGATCCCCGGCGACCCCACGCTGGACCCCGTCTGGTTCGAGGCCGCCGAGTTCCTCCGCCGCACCTGGCGCCACGTGAGCGGGCGCGAGCTGAAGATCGAGTGCACCGCGGTGGACACCCACCCGCACGCCGAGCAGGTCTACAAGTTCTGCGCCCTGCACCGCGCGCGCCACGTCTATGCCGTGCGCGGCGGCACGCTCACCGGCCGGCCCATCGTGGAGCGGCCCACCCGCAACAACCCGTACCGCATCCCGCTCTACACGCTGTGTACGGACAGCGCGAAGGAGCAGATCTACGGCCGCCTCCAGATCCCGCTGCCGGCGCCGGGCGAGCGTGCCCCCGGCTGCATGCACTTCCCTGCCGTGCACTGGCTGGACAAGGAGTACGCGGAGCAGCTCGCGGCCGAAAAGGGGGAGTGGAAGTACGTGAAGGGGAAGGGGAACGTCCGGCGCTGGCTCAAGCAGCGCGACCGGAACGAGATCCTCGACCTCACGGTCTATTGCTTGGCCGCCGTCCTGATCCGCGGTCAGAGCGTGATCAACGGGCTCGCGCGGCGCGCCGCCCGGTTCTCCGAGCGGGTCCCCGGGCCCGCGGCCGCGGCGCCGGCGCTAGCGCCAGCCGGGTCCACGGGGGCGCCGGCGCGCGCCCCCCGCGCGCCCCGCCCGCTGGGGTGGGTCCGCGGCTGGCGGCGGTAGCACACTGCTACCAGCACCGTTAGGACGCGGGGCGAAACACTCATTGCACACCGAACGGTGAGTAGCCTAGAATGCCGCCGCCCTTGGAGAGACAGGGGAATCGTGCCCCTTGGTTGGGTGTTGTTGTTCGGACGCGCTTTACGAACTAAAAGGGACGGAACCAATGGGACCGAGATACATCAGGCATTGGTGGGTCTTCAGGGAGTCGGGCGAGCGGCGAACGCTGCTCTTCCCGATTTACGTGGAGATCGACCAGGACCGCGAGGACCTCTACGGCGCCACGGTCGCCGGTCTCGAGGACCGGATCGCGGGCACCGGCAAGGACGCCGCGATGGCGGAGCGTGCCGCGCTCCAGCTGTTCTGTGATCTCATCGACTACGGCGAGGAGAAGGGTCAACTCGAGGAGTTCATCGGGAAGGTGCAGCTCCAACGGCTGCCCATGAGCTTCGACGAGGTCGACGACTTCATTTCGGAGAGCCAGCGCATCCTCAATTCGAGTCCGAGTGCGCAGCGATCTACGGCAGTCAG